TCAATCATGGCCCGAGGCACGAGGCACATTGACCTTCACCCGGCCAGGCGCCGAAGCGACTCTAAACACCTTCCTCACCGGGGAATCCAACGCCGTCAAGTTAGAGTCCGCCATAGCCGAGGGGGATCTGATTTATTCGGCACTTCAAGCCGCGTGTATCCAGGTATCGGCCGAGGAAAGGACCGCGGCGCTGGAGGCGGAAAATAGGGCGCTGGCCGAAGCGGGCTGGGCCCAGGCCGACGACGCAATCAAGCATCTATCCCGTTCCATCCTGGGCGGGAAAATCAAAGCCTTTACGCTCGGCGTTGGAGTGGGCGCCGGGACGGTATTCATTCTCAAGCTCGCGGGAGTCATAAAATGAAACTGATTTATATCTATTGTCCGCATTGTTGCCGGCCCGTCCTTTACGGGCAAGAGATATGCCCGGACTGTAAAAAACGAATCGAATAGGTACGCTCATGGACCCCATTAAGATCGTTGAGGCAGCGGCGATTTTAGTACTTGGCGGTTGGGCCGGATGGAAAGAGCTTCACGAGCGCAGTCAGTTGAAGAAATTCAAGCTCCCCCCGAATCCAAGCCGATGTGCCCTTCACGCTGAGGCTATCAATGGACTCCGCGAGGATATGAAGCAGGTCAAGGAGCATTTGGGGATTGTCTGAAAAGCAAGCCGTTAAATTCACCGCCCTGATGAAAGAGATGAAAATAAAATCTCTCGAATCCTGCGACAAGGCGGTGAGGCTGGTACTCGACATTGCAACGCCGGAGGACGGCAACATTGACGGAGTTATCGCAGACCTAAATGCTTTGATGAAGGCGGATACAACGGTCAACGTCGGAGTGTGGAAGTGACGATCACGAAACCGGATGCCGATAAAGTGCCGAAAAAATATCGGCCCGATCTCGTTAAGAATTTCAAGGGCAAGACTCGCAGGGGATGCCCGAATAAGATTTCCAAGTCAGCAAAGGAACACGCCCTCAACGTAGCGGACAATAGGTCGCTTCTGGATTGGTACGATGAATCCCCGGTCAATCGCCGAATATACTGGCAATTCATTTTCCCCAAAATGATCGACACGGCAACTACCCTGAACATCCTTAACCCGCCCAAGATTTCATGGCCTGAATAAATGCCCGAACTAGCACCCGTTGAACAATGGACGCCGCTTGAACTCAAGCCCGTGCCTACGCCCTGGCAGCGCCTTGTCCTGCGCGACAAGCATCAGTTCATTGTCATCTGCGCGGGCCGGCGGACGGGCAAGACGATCCTCTCGCTCATGGAAAGCGTTAAGACGGCGACGACGATGGACGGCGCGAATTGTTGGTACATCGCGCCAACCTACGGCATGGCAAAGGCGATTGCATGGGATGAACTGAAGCAGATCATGGAACAGTTGCGCCCCTTTGGATGGATCGGCAAGGTCTACGAATCGGACCTGCTAATTCGCCTTGCCAACGGGTCAACGATCCAGCTCAAGGGCAGCGATAACGAGGACGCCTTGCGCGGGCTCGGCCTCGACTTCGTTGTGCTGGACGAGTACGCCATCATGCGCCGGCAGGTCTGGGATGAGATCCTCCGCCCCTCTGTGGTCGATAGGAAGGGGAGGGCCCTGTTCATCTCGACGCCCAAGGGATACAACCACTTCCACGAACTGTACGGGAAGGAATCGAGCGAGCCGGATAAGTGGAAGTCGTATCACTTCAAGACGGTCGATAACCCCTACATTCCCAAGGCCGAGATTGAGCAGGCCCAGCGCGATATGGATGCGCGGGCGTTCAGGCAGGAATTCGAGGCCAGCTTCGAGACGTTCGGAGGCCAGGTATTCCCCGACTTCGACCGCCATAAACACGCGGCCAAGTCTCTCACCTTCAACGCCCAGATGGAGTACTGCCTCGGCATGGACTTCGGCTGGAGCGCCCCGACTGTGACCCTGTTCATCAATGTTGATACAACGGACAATGTTTCAGTATTTGCGGAACAGGGGGTCAGGGAGACACCGATCGGTGTGATCGCCAAGAAGTTTAATGAAATCGTCCCCGATAAAAAGCCAGCCCTCATCGCCTGTGATCCGGCCGGCGACAACCGCAATGAGGCCGTGGGGACATCGAGCGTCAACGAGCTCGAATCCATATTCGGCTATGACGCCGTTCGTTACGTCCGCAATTATCCCGGCATCATCCAAGACGGCATCGACCTTATCCGCAAGTGGATCAGGAACGGCAAGCTGTTCATCGACCCCAAGTGTATCAATCTGATTCAGGCTCTGGAAATGTATAGATACCCTGACCCCAAGGGCGACATCAGGAGCGAAGTCCCCCTAAAGGACGGCGTGTCCGATCATTGGATTGACGCGCTGCGGTATTTCTTCCTCAATCGGTTCCCTCAAAGTAAATCGACGGTGGGAGCTTTGTAATGCCGCTGTTCAATAGCCAAGCCGAGCAAGCCGTTAGAAATAGCGTCCTCATGGCGAAGTGGACGGCCGATACTGACCGCCGCGAGGAGGCGGAGAATCGCCTCTCACTCTACAAGGACGACTACGAGGAAATCATTAGGGCGGCGCTCAAAGAGCAGTACCATCCCGATAACTATTCTCGCCTTTACTTCCACGTTAACGGTTCGCAGAACATTCTCAAGCGCGTCATTAACGACATCAGCATGGTTTACAAGGTTGAGGCGACGCGGACGCTGACCAAGGGCAAGCTGGACAGGTACGACGCTATACGAAAGAGCGCATTGCTCGACGTGAAGCTCAAGAAGGTCAACCGCTTCTCCAATCTGCAGAACGAGTGTTTGCTTAAGGTAGCCGTGCGCGGGGGCAAGATTGCCTTCGACATCATCACGCCCAATATCTGCGGGGTGATTCAAAACGACGAAGACCCGACGCAAGCCGACGCCATTTGGTACGCGGTGCCGGCGCTGGCGGATACGACAAGCTGGGTACAGCCGTTGGAGTATTATTACTACGACGTGCTGGGGCGGGCGGTCATTCTAGACGATAGGTTTATGGTCAAGGAAGTCCTCTACACGCCGGCCGACACACCGTTCCGCTACAAGAACGGGGAGTTTTTCATCCCCCTGGTGACGTTCCATAGAACGGACCCGGACGATGAATTCTTCGACGGCGACAGCGGGCGGGACTTGTACTCCGCTTCCGTAGCCATTGGCTGCAAGATGACGCTGTTCGACTACCTGTTCAAGACATCGAGCCATAAGCAGATTTACATTATCGGCTCTGAAGTGACGATTCCCAATAATCAGGTGCTTGACCCGACCACGGCTATTCAGGCCAGGCATGGCAAGGACGGCACGGCCTCTATGGGGACTCTGGATATTCAAGCCAACCTGCTCCAGCTCCGCGATGCTCTGACCTATCAGATCAACAGCGTGGTGCAGAACTACGGCATATCGCCCGATGCCTGGACGCTCTCATTTGGGGACATAAGCGGGAGGGCGTTGAAGATCAGGAATCAGGCCCTGCTTGAGCAGCGGGAGGACCAGCTCCCCATGTTTCGCGCCTATGAGGATGAGTTATTCCGCAAGGTGCGGGCCATCAACAACAACTTCGCCAAGGCGATGAAATGGGACTTGATTCCCGAGGAAGGCGAGCTGGAGGTTGACTTCGGCGAGATCGGATTCCCCGAGGATCCCCAGGTTGAATTCGATATGTTGAAGCAGAAGATGCAGGCGGGCGTCATTTCCCTAGCCAACTTCTATCAGGCTTTCAACCCCGATGTTGCCAATGAGAAAAAGGCTGAACAGGCCATCATCGATAATCTCAATAAGCTGGCCGAGTTAAGGCAAGCCAACCCGAACCTGGACGATGCACTCAATGCCATCATGGGCGGGGGAAAGAAGGCGGGTGCCCCCGAGGACGAAGAAGACGTTGACGAGGAGGGGAATCCTATCCCTCCCAAAAAAGCTAACCCGTTCGAGAAAAAGAAATGAAGTTGATACAGGGCGATTGCTTAGAAGTCATGCGCGACATGGCCGAAAAGTCTATCGACTCCATCGTCACCGACCCCCCCTATGGCCTTTCATTCATGGGGAAGGAGTGGGACCACGGCGTACCGGGGGTGCATTTTTGGGAGGCAGCTTTGCGGGTGGTGAAGCCGGGGTCGCACTTGCTGGCGTTCGGGGGGACGAGGACATTTCACCGGCTGACTTGTGCGATAGAGGATGCCGGGTGGGAGATAAGGGATTGCTTGGGATGGGTGTACGGGAGTGGGTTTCCGAAAAGCCTGGATGTGAGCAAGGCAATAGACAGGGCGGCGGGAGCGGAAAGAGAAATTGTGGGTGGTCACAATAAGTCCGGGAATATAAAGGGCGGAAGGCTGCACGCCGGAAGTAATGAAATTGGAGTGGTAATTGAAATTCCACATACCGTCCCCGCGACCGATGCCGCCCGCCAATGGTCCGGTTGGGGAACGGCCCTTAAACCCGCATGGGAGCCTATCATCCTAGCCCGAAAGCCGCTGGAGGGGACGGTTGCGGAGAACGTGCAGAGGTACGGGACGGGGGCGTTGAATATTGACGGAAGCAGGATAGGTACTAATGCCGGTTGGTCATATCCCAATGGTCGTGGCGGGGAGGGTTGGCATGGTAGGGAATCATTGTCCCGCAACCTTAAAGTCGGAATGAAATCAACGGCTGGCCGCTGGCCAGCGAATCTCATACACGACGGGAGCGAGGAAGTGCTGGAGTTGTTCCCGCAATCTGGACGTTCGACGAAGCCAAGCCGAACCGGCGGGCACTTCAGGGCGACCGGCGCTTTCCCGATTGATAGCGAGCCTGTCCGGCATGAGGACAACGGCGGCTCCGCCGCCCGTTTCTTTTATTGCGCCAAGGCGTCGCGGCGCGAGAGGGAGGCGGGATGCGAAGGGGCTGAAAAACCGATGCTGTGGTCTTCGGGGACAAAGAATCCCGGATCATTCCAATCTCCCAATACAAACAGAGCGGCCAAGAATAACCACCCCACCGTTAAGCCCCTGGCCTTAATGCGCTATCTGTGCCAACTTGTCACCCCTCTAAATGGGATAATCCTGGACCCGTTCATGGGTAGCGGGACGACGGGGATTGCGGCGAAGGCGGGTGGATTCGGTTTCATCGGGATAGAGATAGACGCAGGATACATGGAAATAGCAAAGAAGCGAATCGGGGTAGCCAGCGCAAGGGAATGTGCCCCGTTAAGTTTAGAGGCAAACGCTCAATGAACCTTCGCCAGACGATCCGCAACGTCCAACTGCTAGAGAACGCCGCCGCTGACAAGGCGGGCGCCGCTTTCCTGGTCATGGACGATATGCGCATGGGCGACCCCAAGTACAGGGCTGAATGGATCGAGAAACTATTAACGGCGATAGGGCCGGAAGTGCTGAAGGCGGCCCAGGAAGGCAAGAAATTGTCATCGGCTATAACGGGAACGAGGCGTGCCTCTACTGCGCCCGTCCCCGAATCTTAAATGCTTTAGAGGAGCAAAGACAATGGGTATCTTGAAAGGCAGTCGGAACGGAGCCGGGTACATCGAGATCAAGGACAAGGTGTCCTTCATCGCCAACGTCCAGGGACGCTATGCCAGCCCCTGGGCGAATACCTGGTTCGTGGACGGCCAAGGTGGATCGGCCTCCTATGACGGGA